ATAATCATCATAAAAGGGGTTAGTGGTGGAATATAGGTACTTAAAATTGTAAAAGTTGATCCTGGATTAGTTATAAAATAAGAGGCAAACACCATTGGAATAATAGCGACCAAACTAATCAGCCCAGATGATTGTTGTGCTTCCTGCTCAGAAGTAAAGAATGTACCCATAACTGCAAAAATTGATGCATAGAATAGGTAGCCTGTAATAAAAAATATTAAAAACATCGCAATTTGAATAATATCTATAGACGCCAATTCCTTAAAATGCATTATAGATAGTCCTACAATTAAATAAAATATCATTTGGACTAAACCAAGCGCGCCTAAACCAAGTATTTTCCCACGCATAATTTGATTTGGGGTAACACTTGATAATAATATCTCAATCGTTCTACTTGTTCTTTCTTCCATAACGGAGCGAAGGAGCAATTGCCCACTCATAAATACAGTCATGAAAAGAATCATAAGAAAAAGATAGGGAATTAAAAAACTTGACAATTCATCTCCTTCTGTTGCTTCGCCTAGTTCATCTAATTCGTAAGTTTCAAATTCAATCTTTCTGCTTAATTGACCCACAATAGATATATCTATTTTTTGAATTAGACCTTTTATATCTACATCGAATGCATCATGATGTGTAAGTGTTGCACGTACAAGATTAAATGCTTCCGGGTTAGCGGAAACTCCACCGATGTCTCTTGCTGTTCTAGGCATTTAATAAAGTCTCAAATTGGTCTGCGAATTGTTCTATATAAGAAGGAGCGATAACTCGTATTCTAGACCTTTCATCATTAATTTCTTCTACAACTGCACGGTTTGATTTAAAGGTTATATCATTCTGGGAAACCCCAGTAGAAATATATGCACTATTTGTGATTACCTTTTCTTCTTTATCACCTATAACAAACCAGTGATGTGGTGCTTCTGCATATTTATAAGCTTGATATGAATCCACAAAATCCCCAGATGTTAGTCCAGTTATTCTTTCTGTTATGTTATTTCCACTTGGAGGAGTTGGATCGCCAAGAAATGCACCAGTGACATTTTGTACGACTAGCTGATTTAAATCTAAATCTTTTTTTACTAATGTTCCAGTAGCATTAGATGTTCCACCTCGAAGTGTTTCTCCTAACTGAAATTTACCTGTTGTTGTTCCTGGTACACTACCTGCTAAAGAATTTTCAAATGCTGTAATCAGTCCATCGCTATCTCTTCGAATAACTGGATTTGTTGTAATAGCATATCCTTCATATTCTCTTTCAATATATGTAAATAAATCTTCTTGTGACATTGGCCAAGTTTGTAATCCATCATGTAAAGTTTCATTTACTACAAAGAATGTCCAATAGAAGTTTTGATTACCATATAATTTATTTGAAATAATATCTGGTCTTTCACCATTTCTTACTTCATAGTAAATATAAGCTGCAGTATCATCTACGAAATTTTGTAATGGTCTAACACTTCTATAAATGTCCACCATGTTGTTAATCACACCTTCGCGATTAAAGTCATATTCTACTTTTGGAAATTGTTTAAAAAATGCCATTACTACCTCTATTCATTTGGATAAGAACCAGGTCGACTATAATCAAATGCTGGGTCTTCTGGACCAGAACCTTTCTTAAATAAATCTGTTCTTGTAAGTTGTTTAGTTTCACTAAAGCTTAATGCTAATGTAATTGCTGTTGGTTGTCCGTCTATAAAGAATGCATTTGAATCTGGGTTATATGTTGAATCAACACCTGATAAATAACAATCGTGAACCATTGGCATATAAGGATTTTCTTTTTCACCAATAAAGAATTGTATTTTAAATTTAGGTGGATATTTTAAAGAGAAACCTGTGACTGTTTCTGGGTACATATACTTTCTAAAAAAGTTATCAATACGTCTTGCATCTTCTGCTTCATCTGCAGATTCTGGAACTAGTGTAAAACTAAATCCAAATGTTCTCATATTTACTGATTCAAATGCTAATGCTGTTTGTGGATTAAATGCTACCCCTTGGTCCATTGCTGCTGCAGCTGTTGCACCACCAGCATCTCCTGATACGCTTTCAATTGCTTTTAATGCCATTACAGCTTTATCAGCGTCATTAGAAAAAACGTCTGCAGCTTTTTTATCTGAACTTGAAATCTTTTGTGCTGCTCTTACTGCACCTAATTCTAAACTATTAAAGTTTGCACCATCTTGTACTTGAAATCCTGCAGGAATATATAAATGGATTCTTTCTAATTCTGAGGTTATATCTTCTGAAGCTTTACCTGTAAGTGAAAAACACACATGTGGCATCTTATCATCTGCTTTAGCCCTTAAAGATCTTGGGAAAGCTATTATTTTACTAACTGGTTCTTTGTCTTTATTTATTTCTGCCATTTCTTACCCGTATAAATACTATTAAAATGTTTATAGGTTTATTTATATGAGTTACAAAGGTAAATATAAAATTAAAAAGAAAGAAAAGTACGCGGGCGACGCGAGTGCGGTCGTATATCGTTCTTTGTGGGAAAGACAATGTTTTAGATGGTGTGAAGACAATCCAAATGTACAATATTGGAATAGTGAAGAGATTGTTATACCTTATAAGTACCAAATAGATAAGAAACTACATCGTTATTTTGTAGATTTATTAATACAAATGAAGAATGGAGATACTTATTTAGTTGAAATTAAGCCAAAAAAAGAAACAGTTCCACCAAAAAAACCGAAAAGAAAGTCCAAAAAGTATCTAAATGAAGTATTAACCTATGTCAAAAATACAGATAAATGGACAGCAGCTTCGGAATTTGCTGATGCTAAGGGATGGAAATTCCAAGTATGGACAGAAGATACTTTAAAGAATTTAGGTATAAAACTACTGAAGAGTTAGCATAAATAGATATATGGCAAGTTTATTCGACACAATATCGGCTTCAGCATTCCGTGCAGGAATTACAACAAGAACAGACCAAAGTAAAAAATGGTTCCAAAAGCAAGTAAGAGAACTTGGTACTGTTAGCCGAGAGAAAGTTTTAAAAGATGATGCATTAGATAAAGTAGGAAGAACTCTTGCTGGAAATATGTACATGTATTTCTACGATCCTAAGTTTAAAGAGACATTACCGTATTACGATAGATTCCCATTGACAATTATGTTAGAACCTGCAAAGGGTGGTTTCTATGGATTAAATCTACACTATTTAAATTACAAACCAAGAGCTTTATTTTTAGATGAGCTAATGGCAACAGCACCAGCTAAAATAACAGATAAAAGTAGAATACGTGCAAGGTATAAATTATTAAAAGGTGTAAGAAAATATAAAGAATTTAAACCTTGCTTTAAACATTATTTAAGTAAACATGTAGCTTCTCGTATATCACGTGTACCAATGACAGATTGGGAAATAGCTATATTCTTACCGACAGAACAATTTAAGAAGAAAGGAAAACAAGCAGTTTGGACTGAATCAGCTAAAATTGCTAGGAGAGCTTAATGAGTATAGATAGCATAAAATCGGTTATCGCAAAGAAAGGCGGATTAGCTCCACAGAATAGATTCCAAGTTATCTTTGCACCACCTGCAGTTTCCTTACTAAATTTAAATCCAGAGAACATAGTTGGTTCAATTATTTCTGGTGGATTTAGTATACAGAATTTAATAAACGATCCAAGGGATATATCTATTCTTTGTACAAAAGCTACTCTTCCAGGTAGAACAATATCTACATTTGATGCAGATATGCATGTACAACAAAATAAATACCCACAAACGTTTATTGATGAAGAAGTTAGTATGACCTTTAGGTTAACTAACGACTATTATATTAAGAATATGTTTGAGACTTGGATGTCGGGCATATTTGATACAGAATCTTATCGAGTAGGATTTAAAAACGATTACTCGGTTGATGTGGTAATTCAACAATTAAACCAGAAGAATATTCCGGTTTACGGTGTAAGAATGGAAAAATGTTTTCCAACAAACTTAGCAGCTGTTGAATTAGATAATACTGCAGATAATACAATGCAAGAAGTCACAGTGACTTGGGCTTATGACAAATACAAACCAGAAGGTCCAATTAGTTCAACAGCTTCTGCATTGAGATCGGCAGCAGATTTTTTAACGTAATGAGAGGATAATAATATGGCATTGCCACAAATGAAGACGGCAACTTACTTAATGGAAGTTCCGTCTACAGGTCGAGAGGTTGAGTTTCGACCTTATACTGTGAAAGAAGAAAAAGTTCTTATGATTGCAATGGAATCGAAAGACCAAAAGCAAACATTTAGAGCTTTAAAAAGCGTAATTAAAGATTGCGTAAAAGATAACATTGATGTTTCAAAATTAACATTATTTGATTTTGAATATATGTTTTTACAACTAAGAGCCAAAAGTGTTGGTGAAATAGTTGATTTAAATATGAAATGTCAAGTTGAAGGATGTGGAGGTGTTGCAGCTGTTCAGGTAGATTTAGATACTATAACGGTTTCTAAAATGCCAGAATCTAATATAGTACAATTAGATGATAAAATAGGTGTGACATTTGACTTTCCATCAATGGAGATAGCTGAGAAATATCAAGAAGCTGATATGGAAAAGGTATCAAGTGTATTCGATATGATTGTTGATTGCACACAAAGCATATATGATGAAGAGGAAGTATATGACTGTAAGAATGAAACTAGAGAGAATATAATTAACTTTTATGAAAGTTTAAGCTCTCCACAATTTGCAAAAGTTTCAGAATTCTTTTCAGCTATACCAACTGTTGAAAAAGATATTGAATATAAATGTCCAAAGTGTGGACATGAGAATAAGGTCGAGTTAAAAGGACTCCAAAGTTTTTTTACCTAGCCCTCTCGCATGATACTCTTGTAAATCATTACAAGGTGAATTTTGCGATGATGCAACATCATAACTATAGCTTAACAGAGCTAGAAAATATGATACCGTGGGAGAGGGAGATATATGTAGCCCTCTTGCAGGAGCATATAAAGAAGGAGAACGAAAGACTCGAAGAACAGAAAAGGAAAATGAAACGATGAGCGAAGTAGATAGCAGAAATGAAGTCGAAATAGATTTAGAGAAGTATGACCAACTAATCAATAATCTACACGACAAAGAAAAAGAAATTGCTAGGATGAAAGCTGATGCTGAAGCGCAGAAAAAAGCAATTGGTCCTAAAAAGAAAAGAAGAGTATTAGATATATTCTTAGATGACAACGATGTAAATGAAAAAGCAATTGTTGGATTTATATCTTTTGGAATGATGGTTGCATTTGGTATATTTGACTTAGTTACAGCAATGGATGGAACTCCATTAGAAATATCTGATACAATATACACATCTTTTGTTGTAGTAACATTAGGTTGTTTTGGTATTAGTGAAGCTGGTAAAGCATTCGGAAAATAATAAATGGCAGACGACGATAAAAACCCAGAAAAAGAAGCACCAAAGCCAAGGTCGCCGAAGTCTACATCTGATAAGATTTTAGAGAAACAAAAAGAAGTTGCTCAAAAACAATTAGATAGACAAACTATTCAGATTAAACTCCAAGAGGGTCAGAAGAAAGTAGACGAAGCTATGAACAGGGGTCAAACGACTCTTGCTAATTCTTTAAGTCGTGCTATTAATGGTGTTAAATTTGCATTAGAAAAAGATCCTAATAATGCAGACCTTATCGCAGACCGTTTAGAAGAATCCGAAGATATTCTAAGTAATGTAGATAAAGTATTAGAAGCCCAAAGTAAAAAATTAGAAAATGACCCGGTTGTTCGTACGTTAGAAGACCTAATAGAAGAAAATGCTAGGTCAACAAAATTACTTGAAGCAGATTCTACCGCACAATTAGATTTACAAAATCAATTAAGAAGTTTAAATGGTGCATTTAGTGGATTAGATGAAGCTGGTAGAGAAAACGCTGCAATGCTACAAATGCAGTTTGAAGAAAGTAGTCAAGCATTAAAAGACGCTATTGAATCCGGTGATATGCAAGCGCAAGATCTTGCAATGAAACAGTTAGAACAAATTAAAGCTGGTGCAGAAAGTGAAGAGAACCGAAGAGAAGCACAAAAGCAAAATGAATTAGCTAACTCACGATTATTCCAGATAGCTGATGCTACAGAAAAGACAGCAGAAGGAATAGGCGATGCTATTTCGGGCGCACTCGCGGGTGCGGGAGTATTAGCAGGTTTAGCTGGTTTAGCATTACTCTTTATAAATCCAGAAGCTTTCCAAGCTATAGTTAGTTCTATAATTGAACAAGTTGGTGGAGTAATAGATTTAATTAAAGGTATTATTACTGGTGACTTTGAAAAAGTAATGGGTGGATTAGGTGATTCTTGGATGTTATTATCAGGTGTTGCATTAGCACTCTTACCTAAAGTTATCGGGTTTATATCACGAATCGTAAAAGCAATTAAAGTATTCCAAGTCTTTATGATGAAAACTTTTGTTCCAGGAATTCTAAATATGTACAGAAGCATTATGAGTTCTGGTCCAATTATTAAATTAACAAATATGATTACTAAAATAGGAAAAGTATTTAAGGTGTTTATGTTAGGAACATTTATTCCTGGTATGATTTCAATGTTTACTGGTATGATTGCAGCAATTACACCTATACTGTTAGCAATGGCACCAATCCTATTACCAATCTTAGCTATTGCAGCTCTATTTGGTATAATATATGCTGGACTAGCAGCAATGAGAGACGCAATGGGATTCACATCTATCTTTGATGTAATTATGTTAGGGTTTGCTTATCTAAAAGATGCATTTGCACATATTGTAAACGCAGTTGGATCGATAGTTAATTTTATATTAAATATGGTAGAAGGTGTAGCAGGTATATTTGGATTCGAAATAGATTTACCCAAAATACCAAAAATGGCTACTGATAATGCTGAGAAGAAGAAAGCAGAAATAAAAGTTAAAAAAGCAGCACAAGACCAAGAAAAATTAGAAGAAGAAAGAAGAAAGAAAGAACAAGCAGATTTAGAATTTGCTACAGGTACAGATTTCAATCAAGACTTAGTAGTACAAGATGACATGTCCGGTGATATGATGAATTCACAATCATTTGATAATGCATTAGAGAAAGCAAATCAAGGCGGTGGTGATGCTATTGTCACCAGTGTGAAAAGAGATGGTGATAATATTTCAAGCGTAGTCACCACTACAACAATTTCAAATCCATTTTCCAGAGCATCAAGTGTTATGGAAGGTGTCACATCTAGGTAATTAAATCGTATAAATAATAATACGTTCATCTTATTTTTATAAGACGGAAGTAGGATAATCTGAAAACCTCCCACATTCGTGGGGAAAGCAAGTAGGCATCCGCCGAACGAGACCGAAAGTTATTCCGAAGGAACGCGTTGAGAAGGGTGTAGTCGTGAGACTATGTACGAAATCGATACGAGAACTGGAGGTAGATATGACTTCAACTTACAGAGGCATAAAATACAACCAAGCTGATTTACCTAAAGATTCCAGCAAAAAATCTGCTGGGATTTACAGAGGAGTCAAGCATGAGGCTGTAAGCGTTGAAAAGTCACCTAAGGCTAAAAGCGGTATATACCGTGGCCAAAAATGGGTAGCTTAATTTAACGCAAAAGAAAAGGGAGCTTCGGCTCCCTTTTCCGTATCATCCCATCCTATTCTTCTTCTGGCTTGTCTTGCAATTCATCAGTTTGTTTATCAACTTCTGAAACTACAGTACCAACCACGCCTTCTGTGACATCGGCTGCTGTTGAAACAACATTTGCTATGTCTCTAAGACCAGCAGATGCTACGTTTCCAGATGTAGAAACAACCGTATCAACTGTTGAAGTTGCTAGGTTTTTTCCACCATCTATCACTGCTCCAACTGAAGCACATCCGACGAACAAAAATAGTGTGGCGAATACAGAAAATAATGTCTTCATTATATTCTCCCATTAATGGTTATACACAAATTTATTTATTATGTTCAACTTTTGAACAAAGGCCCAAAATACAAAAAAGGGCGAATTAACGCCCTTTCCTGTTCTCCCAATAATTAATCAGCTGATGCTAATTTGTTAAAGTAACTAAGAGTGTCATCATCTTCTGCTTCAGTAGAACCAAATGATTCTGCTTCTGCAGTTGACATTGTTGGTGCTGCTTCGGCTGGAGCTGAATCCATTATAGAATCTGCTGCTTCCATACCTGCACTAATACCAAGTACTTTATTTAATTTAGTTTTCAATTCAGCGTAAGACTTATAAAACTTAGGATCGGTAAACTCTGAAAGAGAGTATAGTTGATTATAAGTTTCTTCTAGTGCTGCTTCATCACCATTATGTAAAGCTGATACTGGACTAAACTCTGATTTATCATAGTTAACCCAACCATCTACTTTTCTAATTTTGATTTTAAAGTCAGCGCCTTCCCAGAAGTCATAAGGATTTACTGGTTGTTCATCAGCAAAGTTTGGTTGCATAGCATCCATAACTTTATCAAATATTCTTTTACCAAATTTGTATAAGAATACTTTACCTTCGTTCTGTGGGTTTTCAGGGTCAGAAATAACTAAGATATTACTAACGTAATGTAGTCTTCTTTTCCTTTCTCTTGCTAACGCTTTATCTTCATCACGACCAGAATTCCAAAGAATAGTATTAGACTCTGAAACAGGGTCTGGTTGTCCAATGGACGTTAATGAGTTTTCAATGTACCATTGACCAGTAGGACCTTTGAACCCGTGGTCCCAATATCTTACCCAAGGAAGGTCTTCACCTTCTTTTGCCGGTAAGAAACGAATCACGGCATAACCGTTTCCTGCTTTATCTCTGGTTGGTTTCCAAATACGGTTATCTTCGTAAGAAGTTTGTTCCGTTTTTGGGGTTGATACTGCTTCCGCAGCTTTTACGAGTTTGTCGATAGACGAGCCTCGCGAGCTCTTCAGATTTTGAAATGACATTTATATTTTCCTCCGTATCTCGTATTTTCTGAATTATCCACTTTACTCATAATATAGACCTTATATTATACCACATTATGCGGCGTTTGTAAACCCTTTTTTGACAATGCTTAAACATTTGACATAATCGAATTTAACAAATGGGGAATACTTTTTAATCTTTCTGGAGATATCTGGCCAAATAATTGTTTCAGTTATCTTCTTAGATTCACGTTCCATAAACCCCAATATTGCATCGAGAATAATTACTGTTTCAATTAGTACTTCTTCTCGCATCAATAACTTTATTATCAATGGATGGGTTTGTTCTGTTATAAACAGTTTATCAAACTCTATATCCATATCAACTAATTTATTTATATCTTTTTCAAACTCACGTGTAAGTGATTCCATAATTTTTTTATGCGCTGTATAATTAGATTCACCTTCTTCA